TCTTCCGTTTGCCTGACGAAGTTAGGAATATTATTAACAAAAGTAGTTTCGGTGTTATCTGTATATTCCTTGATCGCATTTGTTAATTCTGTATAATTCATTTCCTGCTCTTTTTATCTGCGTATAGATTATCAAAAATCTGGTTAACATCCAAGACATAATCTAAATCCGACTTTGAATAGTGAATGTGCTGTGATGGCAAGAAGTCAGGCGCACCCTGACCTGTTTCAAACCAAGCAGGATGTGTAACACGCACTCTGTTGTTTGGCAACGCCACTATGTTACCTGTCCATTCCCCTGCATCTAATAATTCTAACACATGACTTTGTTTATGTTGAGCAGGGTCATCCGCTATCTCACTATCTGTATAGTCCACAGTAAAATAATATTTAGCAGGATACATCTTGCCATCTATCTTAGCCAACCAAGGGCATGGTGTAGCTCTGTCCATTACATACACAGCGTGGGTACGGGAGGAACAATCCCACGGTTGTGCCATATGAACAGGCATTGGTTCTGCCCAATCTTCTACTGGAGTATCTCCTACTAAAGCTGTAATCGGCATCCTAGCCCACATTGCTCCACCATGCACGTTTGGATCGTCAGTATTATCTGACTCACATCCTGTAAATATTACTTGAAATGACAAACATCTATTAGGCATGGACGTTACAGCTATTGCCATAGCGTGTAGAAACTCACCATGATATTTCTGATGATTGTGTGTGTACTCTCTTCTCACCCAACATTTGAAGTGAGGTATATTACTTTGTAAGTATGCCATTAGCTTATTGTTATAGATACCGTACCAACTTGTGCAAATAATGGGTCTATCTTTGCATCAAAGTCATCAAACCTTGCCACTCCCACTTGAAGTAAAAAAGGTTCTATTCTGTCTGGTCTGGCATCTTTTAACGATTGTGGGTCGTCTGTTTTAATTCTTCCTATAAAGTTTTGCGGATGATCTTTATCAGCAACATCTCTTCCAACACGCAAACCTGTTCTCTTTCCATTATTAAACTCGTAGACTAACTCATTAATTGGATATCTGAATCCAGTTCTATCGCATATCCCGAATGCGTATTTTCCTGTTGCTTTTCCCATGTTAAACCGTAAAGAATGTGTTATGAGGCACGAACTTAATAGAGGCTGTCTCTGTATCCTCGCCTGCTGCTAATTCAAACTGAAACTCATACTCTTGTTTCAAAGCACTTACTCTATTTGCCACCTCTGGTCTTTTCATTGCAATGTAATATGCAAGACCTGATACTAAGCACGGCACAAACCTTGGAGGTATAAAATTTGTAGTGGTTCCTGCTATGCCAGAAGAAATACTGTCAATTCCTTTTAGCCTAAAAAATGCCAACGTGTAGGTTGTGTCTGGTACTGGATGTAATGTTACTGTTGTTGATCCTGCCAATCTCTGCACAAATATCTGATTTGGCTTTCCCTGTGTGTTCTTATTAGATTTCTGGGCAAATGTAGACACACTTATTCTACTGACGTTTGTATCTAGTTGTGAAGTGCCTGTGCCTGTTCTTATTGTATGTTCAATAATATCTATAGTATCTGTTGGCATAGTATAGGTGGCTGTACCTGCTGATAAAGATAATGTACCAGACTCTATAGTAAACAGGTTTATACCTCTGTTCTGCCACTCTAATGTTAGTATTTGAAAACTACGCCTAGCTGTTTTTAGATCATAACCAGAACGCATTTCAAGACCTGCTCTCTCATACGCTTCTTCAAAAAGCTCTGGTAAATCTGGTGTTACAA